GTGCCGGACCAGGCCGCGCGGCCCGCGCCTCGCGCAGCTTCAGCTGGGCCTGCTCGACGTCCCGCGCGGCCTGGTCCGGCACCTGCTGAAGGTCCTGCCAACAGGCCGCCACGAACCGCCGCCTCAGCTCGCTCAGCACCCCCGGCACCTGCTCGGCCCGGGTGCCCAGCGCCTCCGCGCGGGTACGCAGCGACACGAGCCGGTGGTCGATCTCCGCGGCTCTCTCCGGCAGCCGCTCGGCCTCGGCCCGCACCGCCTCCGCCTCGCGCACGACCCGGTCGGCCCGCTCCAGCGTCTCCCGCACGCCGTGCTGCCCGGCCCCCTGGTTGAGCTTGGTCAGCTCGGGGGCGAGGGCCGCGAGACGGGCGGCGAGATCGTCGGCCTTCAGCCCGGAACCCCGTACGGCGTCCAGCGCGTCGGAGGCGGCGAGCAGCCCCTGCCGGGCGCGCTCCACCGCCGGGGCCAGCCGCGCCAGCTGGGTCTCGGCCGTGCCGAGCAGCGGCCCGAGCCCCTGGGCGAACCGGTCCAGCTCCTGCTTGACCTGGTCCAGCTCGTCCTTGGCGGCCGTCAGCTCGGCGCGGGCCCGGGACGCCGCGGACGCCTCCAGGTCGTCGCGGTCCAGATCGTGGGCGTCGACGGCGTTGATGTACTGGTGGCTGACCTCGTCGATCCGCCGCCCCAGCGCCTCGAAGCCGTCGACCGCCCGGCGGGCGCCGGGGGAGTCGTCCACCGCCGTGATCGTCTCTATGGAGATCCGCAGATCCCGCTGCGCGGTGTCCAGCTCGTAGAACGCGGCCGCCGCCGCGTCCTTCGCCGCCTGCGCCTCCGCCCGCTGCCCCTCGGCCCGCCCGCCGAACCACCGCCGCGTCCCGCCTCCGGCGAACGCCGCGGGCAGCACGAGCCCGGCGACGAGCGGCAGAGCGAGCAGAACGACATGGTCAACAGCCGCCGCCCGCAGCCGGGCCCGCCGGTTCCGCCGGGCGCCGGGGGAGCTCGTCCGTGGGGCGGGGTCGGTGGTTGGTCGTGGTGCACGGCTGTGGGGTTGTGGTGCGCTCGGCACCCTCGGTGTGTACGGCTCTGCAGGTGTCGCCGTCACTTCCCTCTCCCGTGCTGTCATCCACCCTGACCGCTGCCATTCTCCCACCGGTCAAGGACGAAAACACGGGCCGGGCGGTTCGAGGTTCGCGGCCGCCGTTCAGTCGACGTTGCGGACCGTCACCGAGCCGTCCTGGGTGTGGGCGGTCACCACATGGGCGCTGCCCTCGTCACGGGGCACCGAGACGTCCACGGAACCGTCGTCGCTGCCGGTCTCGATCCGGTACGACGTGTCCCGGGGCAGCCCGATGCTGATCGATCCGTCGTCACTGCGCGATTCCACCAGGTCCGGCACGACCCCGAGTTCGAGCGTGACCGAGCCGTCCTGCGTGCTCACCCTGACGCTCCGCGAGGCGACACCGAGCGCCCGCACGGAGGCGTCGTCGGTGTGCAGTTCCAGCGGCCCGGTGGTGTCGCCGACCCGCACGGCACCGTCGGCCGACCGGACCTCCAGCGGCTCCGCGAAGCCCTTCGCGGACACACTCCCGTCGTCGCTCCGCACGGCGACCGCGACCCCGCGCGGGACCTCGATCCGGTGCTTGGCCGCGCAGTCGGCGACGATGCCGTCGCACTCCAGCCGCAGCTCCAGCCGGTCGTCCTGCATCTCCCAGGTCACCCGGGGCTTCCCGCCGACCATGACCCGCCCCTCGAACCACCGGGTGACCTCGACCTCGTCCACGTCCGCCGCGACGAGTTCGAGCGCGGAGTCGTCCGAGTCGACCGTGAGCGTCCGGCCCTCCAGGGCGAAGCTGCGGTGCTCCGGGTCCCGGTCCTCCCCGGCGTCCGCCCCGCACGCGGCGACGGACGCCATGAGCACCACGGCGAGACCGGCGACCCCCACCGCACCCGCACGTGACCTGCGAGCCGTACGAGCGGTATGCGCCGGGCGTGCGGTGCGTGCGATGCGTGCGGTGCGTGTCATGGCGATCTCCCCCTGGGGCCCGTCCTCCGATGTCCTCCGACCGTACGGAGCAGGGGAGTTCGGGGGGATCCGGGCCACTCCCGGATCAGGGGTGGGGATAACCCCCGAGCCTGCCCCGATACGGGTTTGCTGGGCACTCCCCCGGGCAATGTAGGCTGTCGACTCGTACTCGGGCGTGTAGCTCAGGGGTAGAGCGCCTGCCTTACAAGCAGGATGTCGGCGGTTCGAAACCGTCCATGCCCACCGAGGGTAAGTAGCAGGTCAGGGGCCTGTCGGGATGATCTCCGGCAGGCCCTTCCTGTGTCCAGAGTCCACATCGAATCCACATCCCCAAAGGATCATGGACTTTTGCGATCACCCGTACGAGTGACTGGACTAAGTTCAAACGGCACGTAGAGTGGCTCGAACGAGAGGGGCAGGCGTGACCTCCCCCGCGCGCGCCTGAGACGCGCCTCTCGTGGACCTGTGGGCAGTCTCCTGGGGAGGAGGGCACCTACAGGCGGAGGGCCCCCACCGGGTTTGTCGGTGGGGGCCTTCTTGTGTCCAACGTAAACCGCCCCGGAGCCGTTCAGCTCCGGGGCGGGACGCCTTGACCGAGTCTTGGCGTCTAACGGCCGAATCAGGCGGAGACGCGTACGCCCCTTGTCCGGCCGCTCCGTGTCCGCTCGCCTCGCCGCGCAGACGAGCGGTTGTCTACAGATTCCCTGCCGTCGTCGAAAAATGCAGGCGAATTCGCCTACAGACTCCATGATCCGCGATGGCCAACGTGGGCAGGATGCCGATGCCTGCCCCACCCCCCGACCGCGCCCAGCTCCTCTCACAGCGGGTCGCCTTCGGGGACCGGCTACGTGCGGCCAGACGCGAAGCGGGCCTCACCCAGGAGCAGCTGGCGCACCGGGCCGGAATCGACCGGGCCGCCTACTCCGAGCTCGAACGAGGCCAGCGCGACGCACGCCTGTCCACCCTCCTGCGGATCGAGAGCGTCCTCGGAGCCCGGTTGGACCTGGTGAGGTGAGCGGCCGCCCGGACCTGTCCGAACGGGCGGCCGCCCTCATCCCGGCGCCGGCACGGGGGCGACCGGCAGCCGAGGTCTACGCGACGGCGTCACGCCGCCGCACGTACTCCGCCCACAGCCCCTTCGCTGTCTCGCAGCGGATCTCGCCGTACTCACAGTCCTCGCAGAGCATCGAGTGGTCCATGAACGCCTGGTAGCGGGCGTACGTCCCCGACGGGGCGACCGCCTGGAGGTACCCCGGCCCGCCGCTGCCCCTGTCGCGGGGCTGCCACTGGATACCGCTCATCGGCGCTTCTGCCTGCGGGGGGACTGGTGGTCGTGGTTGCGGATCTCGATGTTGAGGTCCGAGACGCGCGACCCGTCGTCCCGCGCCCGCGCCTCGGCCCGCTGCTTCACCAGCGCGGCACACACCCCGCAGTCGGCGGGCGGGGTGGGATCCGGCAGGGGCAGCCCAAGCACGGGCGCGGGGTCCATGTCGGTCGGCGTCTTCATCGGAGAGCCTCCGTGGGGAGTCGAGCACCACCGGGGCCGAACGCGGCTCCCAGCAGCACGGGATCGGTCAGCCGGCCGGACCCGTCCGGCGGACACAGCCACACCCGCCCGCGGACCCCGTACAGCACCGGGGGACAGGCCAGCTCCCAGCCCGCAGGTCGTACGGTGAGCTGCTTGACGTCGTCCAGCTCGTCACCGAGGTCCGCAGGCAGCAGCCACGAGGCGACACAGGTGGTGACGTCTGCGAGGACGGGTCCGCAGTGGCCCCGTATTCGCTGCAACACGCCCATCGCGAGGGAGATCGGCGCCTCGGCTACCCGCCAGTGTTCGCCCGTCGGGAACCGCACCAGCTCCTCCTCGTCCCAGAGCAGCCGTGCCGCGTCGGCGTCGGGGGCGCAGGACAGGAGCCAGTCCTGCCCGGCCTGCCGCTGCGAGAGAGTCGTCTGTCCGGCCATGAACCAGACGCTAGGGATCGCCGAGAATCAGCACCCACCCTGATTCGCGAATATTCGAATCAGCCGCCGTCCGATTCGCCGTGATGCTCAGGCCAGGTCGGTGAAGTGCGCCCGCGCCCGCCCGATCAGCCGCCGTGCTTGGGTGCCGTAGACGGCCGACTTGTCGAGGGTGTCCCACACCCGCCGGTACAGGGCCACGCTGTCGGGGTCGTTAAGCCACAGCTCGGCATGCCACTCCTCGACGATCGCCAACCGGTCGTCGTACAGCCAGAACCCGTTCGCCGGCGGCACCCCCACCTGCGCCCCGAACGGCACGATTCCCAGGTGCACGGTGTCCAGGCCGATGAAGGTACCCAGCTGATTCAGTTGGGCGGCGAGGACGTCCGGCGGGGCCACCCCGACGTGCAAGGCGGCCTCCCACAGGATGATGTGGAACTGGCGGCCGGGCCGGAACAGCAGCTGCTGGCGCTGGATCCGGGCCCGCACCGCGTCCTCGACGTCGCGCGGGGACTGGTGGAGCTCGGCGTACCGGGTGAACACTGCGCGGGCGTAGTCCGCGGTCTGGAGCATCCCGACGACCATCGAGCCCTGCCATGCCCGCAGCGTGGCGGATCGCTCGTACTCGATGGTGAGGACGTCCTGCACCGGCCGGTGTCCGGCCCGCAGCTGGCGCCGCCACGAGCGGGTGTGAGTCTCCAGGCCCTGGAGGCGCGCGGCGAGTTCCTCAGCGGTCTCGGGGTGGCCTGTGGCCTCGGCCCATGCCTTGAGGTCGTCGAGGGTGGCCGTCTGGCGCCCGGTCTCCAGCTTGGACACCTTGGCCTGCGGCCACCCCAACGCGGCTGCCAGCGCCCGCTGAGTGACCTCGGCACGCAGCTCACGGAGCCGTCGGCCGAGGGCCTCGCGGGCCTGCTGGAAGTCCGTGGTCACATGGCGAAGTTACCGCCCTACCTGGTCGTACGGCACGGCAAAGTGCCAGGCAGCCTCGCGGGCCTGCGCGTACCGCAGCACCTCAACGGGGTTCGTGATCAGCTCCACTTGAGTGATCTCGTCGGCGTCGTCGAAGTGGAGGAGCCCGACCACGCGGGAGTCGAACAGCCAAAAGTCCTCGCGCGGCAGCCCCAGCTCGTCCGCCCGGGCGCGGGTCAGGACGCGGATCTCCTCGCCCACTGCCGCGTTCCGGCGGGCGTTGTCGAGGAGGTACAGCTGGCCGGGCGTCGGAGGCTCGTCGAGGATCCGCACCCGCTCGAACCGCTTCCCGAGAGCGGCCTGCTCGCGCCGGCCCCGGCACCACTCGTCGTCGACGTCCCAGTCGACGCGGCCCTCGGCGAGGAACTGGGCGTAGGTGTCGGCCGCCTCGTCGGAGGCGTACCGGCGGCGGGTCTCCAGGCGCCACGCGGAGTGCTTGAGGGTGGTGAACATGCCGGTGAACTCGGCGAAGTCGATGAACTGGGGCACGTGGACGGGCTCCTTGGGGCCGAAGTTGGCGAGCAGCTCGCGGGGGACGACGACCGCGTCCTCCTCGGTGGTGAGGTTCTCGAGCTGGCCGAGCTCGACGGGGTCGGTGACGCGGTCGCCCTGGACGACGTAGCGGTCGGTGCCGGGGATCTCGTAGAGGGTGGGACATCCGTCGTTGCCGGAGTTGGTGCCGACCTTCCACAGTCGCCTGGTCATGGCGGTTCCCTTCGTTGGTCGGGTGATCTCGGGCACCGTAGCGGCCGGGCGTCAGCGCGCAACAGGGCGCCCGGACACGGCAAAAGGGCCCCCTGCCCGGCCCGAAGGCCAGACAGGGGGCGTTGACGTCTATGGGTACTGGCGACGAGCGGGGTCGAGGGCGGCGAGCGGGCCCGGCTCATCCTCGGGCGGGGGAGCCCCGTCCTTCCGGCAGACGAGGGCGGCAGGGTCGTCCGCCGGCGCCTGGAGGCTGTAGCCCTCCGGGCACGTCTGCCCATCGCGCCCGTCGGCCCCGTCCGCGCCTGGCTCACCCTTGGGTCCGGCCGGCCCCGGCTCCCCTTGAGGGCCTGGCGGTCCTGCCGGGCCGGTCACGGACACACCGTCCTGGCCCGGCTCCCCAGGCTGTCCAGCGGCCCCGGTGTCTCCGTCCTTGCCAGGCTTGCCCGTTGCGCTCACTCCCGTCGGCCCCTGAGGCCCGGGTGGTCCTGATGGCCCTGGCGGCCCGGTGACCGAGGTCCCGGGCTCGCCCCGGGATCCGGGAGGCCCGGCGACGGGTTTCCCCCCGAGCTGCTGCACCTGCGACGCGAGAGCATCCCGCGCCTCGTTCGCGGTGCGCAGATCGTGCGTCAACTGCGAGGTCTGCCACCAGATGTACGCCACCAGCAGGGCCAGTAGCCCGCCCAGGAGCAGGGCGACCGGATCGCGGCGGGGCACTCTGTGCGCGCTCACGTCACGAGCCTCCCTTGTTGGCGTTGTACAACTGGATCGCCAGGAGCAGCACCGGCACGACGAGGCTGAAGAAGATCAGGCGGCGGTCGGCGATGCGTTGGCGCTCCTTCTCGGCCGCCTGCTCTTCCAGCTTCGCGACGCGGCCGACGAGGGTGGTGTGCCGTTCGTCCTGCGCTTCCTGCCCGAGGCGGAGGATCTCCGCGTCGACCTTCTGGCCGACGAGCGCGACGACGCCGTGGATGTCCTCCTTCAGGTCCTGGCGGACGTCCTCCAGGCGGCGGACTACTTCACCGGTCGTCGGCTCGTCCGGCACGTGTAGCTCCGATCAGTTAGGCGTCCGAGCGAGGGGTGTGCGGTGCCGCCCACCCGGCGACCGCGGCGGACGCGGCCGGGATCAGCGAGAGCACGAACGGCTCCAGCGCGTCCGGCATGCCGGAGATCAGCGACGGGTCGTCGGTGACCGCGCCGAGGATCGCCAGCGCGGCGAGGCTGGCGAGGTACGTGACCACCGAGGCGGCCTTGACCTTCTTCTCGATGGGGGCGGATGCAGAGGCCATGAGCTACTCCTTGACGTCGAAGCCGCGGCGCTTGCCGAGCTTGGTGAGGGATGCGATGCCGGGGATGCCGTCGGCGGCCGGGCCGGACCAGCCGCAGCGGCGCTGCCACAGCTCGTAGGCGTCGACCGTGGCCGAGCCGAAGTGGCCGTCCGCGAGCGAGCGGGCGAGGAGGCCCTCGGCGACGAGCGCGGCCTCGACGACCTTCGTCCCTGGGTACGAGACCGGGGTGCCCTTCTTCGGCGGGTCCTCCTTCGCGGCCTTCACCAGCTCGGACAGGTCGACCACCGGCCGCTCCGTCGCGGGCTGCTCCGGAGGCTTCGACCCGCCCGGCCGGGGCGCGCCGTCCTGCACCCACCCGTAGAGCCAGTCTCCGGGGCACTCGGTGGCGTAGCCGTCGCGGTGACCGCCCACCCAGGCCCCGGCCGGGCCCTCCTTGCGGCAGCGCTCGATGGCGTCGCGGGCGCCGTGCAGCTGGGCATCGGGCGCCGTGACAAGCCCCGATGAGCCGAGCAGCAGGCAGACCGCGTAGTCCTGCTCGTTCAGCGTCGTGTTGCCGTTCGCTGAGTTTCGGCGTGCCAGCCCGCGGCCCTCGTAGACGTAGCCGTGCGTACAGACCACGAACGAGTAGCCGATGTCCGACCACCCGCGGTCGTCCATGTGCGAGGCCTGCAACTGCCGCACGTAGGCGGCGCATCCGGTGTGCGGGCGGTCGTTGTAGGGGGTGCCGAGGTAGTGGAGCTTCACCCCCCGGCGCTTGCCGCTGTACGGGGTGGCGCCGTTGGGGCGCCGGTAGTCGCGGGCGCCCCACTGGGCACGAGTGACGAGCTTCATCGGCTGGTCTCCTCCTCGACGGGGGTGAAGTCGAGGTAGAAGGTCTGGCCGGGCTTGAACGAGACGGCCGGGTTGTCCACCTGGATGGTGAGGTTCCCGGACGGGGTCGACCTGGCGAACCGCCGGTCCTCCTCGGTGGTCTCGTCGTACACGGCCATGAACTCGTAGGAGCGGCTGACCTGGGAGTCGTCCGGCCCCCACTTCTTGTTCGTCTCGGACATGCAGCGGAACTTGGCGCGGACCATGAGTGCCTCCAGGGCATGAGAAAAGCCCCGGCCAGACGGCACGGGGCAGGCGGTGGGGTCGGTCAGCGGATGCGCTGGTACAGGAACCGCGTCTGGTTCCCACCCCGCAGGATCGTGTCGTTCGCCGACGACGTGTTCTGCGCGAACTGGAGCGTGATCGGCCCCGGCGCCGCATCCGTCTGCAACGTCCCCCAGTCGTACGCGCTGTGGAAGTTCGCCACCCCCGACCCGCCCGCGATCCGGTTCGTCGTCGCCGCCGCCCGCCGGTTGATGATCGACCCACCGTCGTTCACCGAAGCAGTCGACAGCGATGCCGCATTGGCGTGCGAGAACGAACAGATCAGCATGCCGGACAGGCTCCACGCCCACTTGAAGTCGGCCGCCCCGTCAGCACTGTAGCTGAGGAACAGCCGGTACTCGTACAGAGCGTTCGGCTCCAGCTGCGCGGTGATCTCGCTGTTGACCAGCGTCGTCCCCGTCGACCCGGAGTTGACCGTCTGGTCGTTCTCCTGCGTCACCATGCGCGGGATCATGGCGTTCCACTGATCGGCCGTAGCGATCTGCCCCGCGTACACGTACGGATTCGGCACAGTCCCTCCCTCCCTTACAGGCCCAGCGGGGCCGGTTGAGTCAGCGAGATCGGCGTCCCGGCCGCGTGAGCCTTCTCGACGCCGTTGTAGGCCCGCTGCACGGTCATCACCTGCGGGAAAACCTCGAACTCGTCGAACGAGAACACCACCGGCAGGGCGTTGGTGTTGGTGGTCGGGATGAACGACCCGCACCCCACCGCCCCGCTGGTTAGGCTCGTGTCGGTCGCCGACACCTCCCAGTCCTCCGGCTCGACCCCGCCCGACGGCCACGCCTTCGCCCGGACCGTGGTCCCCTCGATCTGGAGGCGGACCTTGTACGTCGACCCCGCAGTGAACGGCAGCGTGTGAGCGGCGGTCGCGAGCACCGTCTCGGCCGGCAGGCGTTTACGGATGCTGAGCTGCACGATGCTCGCCGTCGAGACGATCAGCCGGGCGAAGTAGTACGCCCCGGCCGCGATGTCGCCGCGGGCCAGGACGAACGCGCTCATCGTGTCCCCGGTCGGCACCACCGGCAGGGTGATACTCGCCCGCACCTCGACATCGGCCAGCGACACCGCGTTGAGCGACGTGTACCGGAAGACGTTCCGCGTGCCATGCGAGTGCCGGCCGACCGTCCCGGACACGTCGTAGTCCGTCGCCGACCCACCCGACGTCGACCAGGCCCCGCCCACGGTCGCGCTGCCCCAGCCGGACGACGCGGACCGCCCGAACTGGTCCAAGGCGCTCGGAGTGCAGGCCGTGCAGCGGACCACCTCCCCGCCGAGCGTCAGATCGACCGGGAAATGCCCCGGGAACAGGGCGGTGATCCCGCTGGACTGGATCCACGGCGCCCGGTCCCGGATGCCGTCCGGCGGCGTGTGGACGAGGAACTGGCTCGACGAGGCCGTGACCGCGTTGACCAGCTCCGAGCCGGACGTGTCCCACCGGTTCGGCCGGTTCGGGCCTGCCAGGGCCGTCAGCGGCACGGTGAACGTCAGGTCGTCGATGTAGACCGCGTCCTCGCCGGTGGCGGTCGAGTTGTCCTTGGCGTACCGGAACGTCACCGAGCTGGTCGACGCCACACTCACCGAGAACTGCGTCCACCCGACCGTGCCCTGAGCCCGCAACACCTGCACGCCGTCGACGAGCACGAGTAGCCGGTCACCCTCGAAGCCCGCCCCGGACGGCTCCGAGGAGGTCCGGTACCAGAATGTCAGCGTGGACGCCCCCGCGGGGACGGTCACGATCGCGTCCGACGTCTGGTTGTTGCTGATCGCACCCGACCGCAGCGACCAGGCGCCAGCGTGGAACTGCGCGTTCGTCCGCAGCCACGGCAGGTTCCCGCCGTTCGTGATGGTGATGTTGAGGGTGGCGTCCTCGAAGTCCTCGACGATGTCCCCGGCCCCGCGGTCCTCCGCGATCTGCATCACGTCCCACGGCCGGCCGGGCGTCGTGTTGGCCTGCCACGCCCACTCGTATTCGCCGATCCGCTCGCTGTACCCCTCGACGATCAGCTCCACGTCGTCCGGTGGGAGATCCTCCGGCGGGTTGGCGATGTCCAGCTTGTCGCCGAGGGAGGCGCCGGCCACCGCGTCCGCCACGGCGGTCGTGTTCCCGGCCTTGGCGAGGTCGATGTGGACCTCGGGGATCCGGGCGTCGGGGCTGGTGCCAAGGTGGACCCTCCAGGACGCCTGGTTGGCGAGCTGGTCGTCTGAGGCGACCTGGACGGTGACGGAGTCCGGGTAGGTCCCGACCGTGGCGGTGCCGCGCGGGCCGTCTGTCTCGAAGACTCGAGTCTCGCCGCCGTCTTGGCGGGATGCGGTGACGTCGTTCACGGTGCCGTCGACGCCCACTGTCGGCCTGAACGGGGCCTTCAGGTGGGTCGCGTAGTCCAGGCTCAGGATCGGGTTGCCGACGTGGACGTACGCCGTGTGCGACCGCCACGGCACCCCGTTGATCCAGCCGGTGCCGCCGAGCTCGATGGTGTGCCCGCGGTCCCTCACCTGCACGGTGCCGTACTGCTGGCGGCCTGCGATGGCGCCGAGGTCGTACAGCGAGTCGATGCTGCCGTAGTCGCTGTCCATGCTGGCGAACATGTAGATCGGGAAGCCGCCCCAGGGGTTGCCGGGGCCGGAGCACAGCGACAGATTGTGCTGGTCGGCGGTGAGTTGGATCATCTTTTCGAGCCAGCCGGTGTCACCGAACATCTCGATGAGCTGGTCGCGTTCATGGAGGAAGCTGTTCCAGCTGTCGCCGGTACCGCTGTCGCTGGCGAGCCAGCGGGACGGGGTGATCCACACCAGGGCCTCGGCGCCCGAGTTCGCGGCGAGGACGCCCTCCATCCACGTCTTCTGAGCGGTGCCCAGCATCGTCTTCGTCGGCGACTGGGGGTCGCCGTTGGGATCGCGCGCCGAGCGGACGTCGGAGGCGACGAAGAGGATCCTCCCCACCTGCCAGGACTGGTTGATCGTCGTGGCGGACGGCAGGGTGTAGTGCGGCACCCGCTCCCGGTACACCGAGTTGGCCGTGGCGTTCCCGGCCGCCGTCCTGTTCGAGTTGTTCGGCCCGAAGTCGTGATCATCCCAGACGTACGTCAGCGCAGTGTCGCGGTAGAACCGGCCCTGCCGCGCGGCCGCGCCGAGCGTCCCGTTAAAGGTCAGGGTGTCGTTGAACGCGTTGCGGAAGTCGCTGGCCGTGGCGGTCGCGATGTTGCGGTAGTGCAGATCCCCGAGATGGCTGAAGAACAGCCAGTCCTCGGCGGCCGACTGCGCGCGCATCGTGTCGAACACCGGGTTGTCGGAGACCGCCGTGGTGACGTACGAGTCGTCGCCCGCACCCGGCAGGCCCGCGTCACCCGCCGCACCGAAGATGAAGCTCGCCCGCTCCCCGGCCGCGACCGGGTGCGTGCGGAACGTCCCGCTGAAGCTGGTGTCGAGGACTCCGCCGTCCTCCAGCGCGTAGTAGTAGCGGGTGTTCGGCTGGAGCCCCGTCGCCTGCAACGAGGCGATGCCGTCGGCCGTGGGTACGACCGGCCCGAAGTACGCCGGCGCGGACAGGCTCGACGACAGCGATACGGCCAGCCGAGCCGAGACGCCCCCCGTGACCCTCCCGCGCACCCAGGCGCTGGTGTGCGTCGTCGCCCCCACCCACACGTGCGTGACGCTCACGCGCTCACCCCCTGGCTGTACTTCGAGCGGTTCGTCCGGTACTCCAGCGCCAGCTGGTCCGTCGCGTCCGTCAGCGTGCCGCCGTCCACCGCGATCGCGGCCTCCAGCAGGCTCATCAGGTCGTCGGTGCGCTGCGGTCCCATCAGCGGGGTGCCGTCGAGGTCCCCGATCACCCGCAGCGGGATGCCGTCTTCGCCGCACAGCCGCTCGATCCGGCGGCCAGCGCGCTCGCCGGTGTGACCGAGGAGGGCTTTGTAGCAGTCGAGGGCGGGCGGCGGGTTGGCGCCCCAGTACGCCCAATGCCCGGTGGTGAAGTTGCTGCCGGAGGGAGCGTCCGACTGATCCCAACCGAACGTCACCGAGTTCAGGGGCCGGTAACCGACGTTCAGCCACGTCGTCGCCCCGAGCTGGGCCACGCCGTCGATGTACAGCTGCACCAGCGTGGAGGCGCCGCCGCCGGAGGAGGCCACCGACAGGCGGATGTGGTGAGGGTCGTCGTTGTTGAACAGCTGCGGAGCGGTGACGTCGGCGATGAGGGTGTCCGCGATGCTGCCGGTCTCCCGCTCGACGCGCACGCTGACGGAGAAGGAGTTGAAGGCGGGGTCGACGCCCGTCAGCATGGTCACGCGCTGGTCGTCGTTGTTCCCGGCGCCGATGTCGCGGTAGTCCCAGTAGTCGGCGTTCCCGGGGCCGGAGCGGACGTGGTCGAAGCTCCAGCCGCCTTCGTCGGCCGCGATGCTGATCGGTGCTGTGAGCATGCCGACCTTGCCGTTCGGCAGGCCCACCACCGGCTCCAGCCACGGCGCGAGTTTGCCGCCAGACCAGTTCGGCTGGCCCTGGTAGAACGAGCCCGACTCGCCGACTGCGCGCACCGGTTGGGCGCCGGTGGCGACCTCCAGGGCGTGCCCGGCCTCCTCGCCGTCGGTCAGCGGCCAGTACGCGCGCGGGCTCTGGCGGGCCATGAAGCGCCGCATGGCGTCGTAGGCGGGCGGGTTACCGCCTTGGAGTGCGTAGACCAGCCCGAACGCGTCGACCGAGACCCACCTGTCGTTGTCGGTGGAGTGCCGCTCAAGCACGAAGTCCGGGATCACCCCGCAGAACCGGTACCACTGCGTGCCGGCTGGGTTCACGCTCACTCGGCAGACGGTGTTCGGCAGCAGCAGCCCGTAGTACTCGCCCGTCGGGTTGACCGGCGAGTACCGGGCCCGCACCTCCGGCGAGTTCTTCAGGAAGAAGCGGCAGCGAGACGGCGACGGGCGGGAAGCGCGGTCCTTCCGGCCCCGGGTGATAATAATCCGGCCACGCACGTACACGTCGGCCGTGACGTCCACCCACACGCCGCCCAGCAGCAACTCCACCAAAACCCACGGGTATGCCACTACGCCGCCACCTTCCCGAACGCGACCTGCACGTCGCCGCCGCCCTCGATGTCCACCCATTCGCGGATCAGTCGTTGCATGGCGTCGTCGCCGCCCCGGATGTCGAGGACGTTGCGGTTGACGACCTCCACCCGCATCGCCTCGCTCCCGCCCAGCCCTGCCATGGACAGCTCGCCCGGCAGCGCCAGACCGCCACCCATCCCGAGGCCGCCGAGGACCGGGCCGAGACCCGGCATCCCGTCGAGGGCAGATTGGACGCTCGGCATGGCGGCCTCGATGCTCTTGGCGAAGTCGGTGACCAGCGCCCGGCCCGAGTACGTGGTGTAGCCGCGCCCTGAGAACGGGCCCTTCTTCGCCGGAGAGTGAGGGAAGAAGTTGCTGGCCGCGGAGACCACGCTGGAGGCTGCGGACGCCACATCCGCGAGGCGGCTCATGATGCCGTCGATGAACCCCTGGATCAGCGACGAGCCAGCGGACATCAGGAGTCCGCCGAGGTTGCCGAGGACGCCGATCGCCTGGCCCGGCAGGCTGGCCAGGTAGCCGACCGCCCGACGCACTCCGTCGAAGATCGCAGTCGCCATGCCGGACACGGCCTGGATGACCGCCATGCCGGCGCCGATCACGGCCTGCTTCGCGAACTCCCAGGCGCCGGAGAAGTCTCCCTGAAGCAGGGCGATGACGGCCTGGAGGGCGGGAACCATGACGCCGGAGATGACCGAGGCCAGGAACCCGCCGAGCATGTTCGCGAGCGCCGCGATGACCGGGAGCAGGGCCTCGATGACGGGCATCATCACGGCCAGGCCCTCGGTGACCAGCTGCGCGATCATCTCCAGCAGTGGCGCGATGGCCACCAGGAGTTCGCCGAAGGCCTCGCCGAGGGTGACCAGGGTCGGGCCGAGTTCCTCGATCAGGCCGCCGAGGATCGTGATCCCCGTGACGAGGGTCGTGGCGAGGATCTCGGCGAGCGGCTCGATGATCCCCGGGAGGTTCTCCAGGATCGGCGCCAGGGTGTCCGTCAGGATCCCGGCGGTCTCCTCGATGACCGGGGCCAGCGCCTCGAAGACGGTGACGCAGGCCTCCAGCAGCGGGGTCAGCGCGGGCAGCAGGGCTGCCGCGAGTTCCCCGACGACCGGCAGGAGCGGCAGGGCCGCATCCACGAGCGCGCCGATCGCCTCGGCGGCCGTCACCAGGACCGGCTCCAGGGCGGCGATGACCGGCTCCAGCGCGTCGCCGAGGGCCTCGACGAGCCGCTGAGCGGGCGGCCCCAGGGCTTCCAGGACCGGGCCGATGACGCCGAGTGCCTGGCCGAGGAGCGGGCCCGCGGTGGTCGCGAGCTTGGACACGGTCTCGAACAGGGCGGAGAGCCCCGCTTGCACCGGCTCGGACGCGAACGCCTCTTTGAGGGATCCGGTGATCGTCTTGAGGGTGCCGATCAGGCCCCCGCCGGAGACGTCCGCCGCCGAGAAGATGGAGCCGAAGATGCTGCCGACGTTCTGGCCGACGTCAACGAGGTCGCCGATCAGGTCGATCGCGTCCTCGATGGCGCGCTCCATCGCCCCGGACTCGAACGCCTTGCCGAGCTTGTCGCCGACGCGGAACGCGGCGTCGCCCGCCTTCTCCGTCAGCCGCTCAAAGCTGGGTCCGGCCGCCGCGGCGACCTGCCCGAGCGCCGTCGCGACGATTCCCGGGATGAACGACAGGTTGAGCAGGCCCTTCGAGGCGCTCCCCATCGCCTTGCCGAGCGTGCCGTCTTCGGCCAGGTTCTTGGCGGCGTCGATGACGCCCTTGCCCATGAGGTTGACCGCGCCCGCCGTCGCCAGCAGCTCCCGCCGCACGACCGGCAGGGCCGCACCGCCCGCGCGCTCCAGATCCTCGGCGAGGCCCCGGAACACGCGGTTCTGCACGTCCTTCTGAAGGTCGCGCAGAGCTGGGGCCGCCTCCTTCACCGCGAGGGCGAACTGGCGGGCCTCCGGGCTGAGCTTCTTGAGGGCCTCCTCGAACTCCTCCGCCTTCTCCGGGTCGAGGGCAGCAGTGATCGCGTCGTCCATGCCGACCGCGGCCAGCTTCACGACGGCCGAGGCCTGCCGCACCGCCAGCAGGGCCGTCACGCCCACGCCGGCCGCCGGGACGATGTTCTGGAGCGTGGCCACCAGCCCGGCCGCCACCGGCACAGCCGCACCGATAGCCCCCGCGATCGGCGCCACCCCGGCAGCCACCCGCGCGAGCCCGCCGGCCGCGCCGACGATCCGGCCGAGGACGCCGGCGAACCGGTCGCCTTCGTTGCTGGCTCCTCGCAGGGCTGTGCGGGCGTCGTCGCCCATCTGGCGGGCGGCGTTGCCGGTGGTGACGAACCGGCCCTGGAGGTCCCGCAAGCGGCCGTTGGCGTCGCGGGTGAACTGGTTGGTGGCGTTGTTCGCGACGGTGATGGCGCCGGTCAGGTCGTCCCGGAGGGACATGGCCATGACCTGCGACTCGTTGACGAACCGGCCGCGCAGATCCCTCAGTCGGCCTTCGGTGTCGAGCTGGAAGCCGCGCATGCGGAGCTGCGACTGGGCCAGGCCGCGGCGCATGCCGGTGTCGTCGGCCCGGATGAAGCCGACGAGTTCGCCGATCGTGAGGGCGCTCGACACCGGGGCACCCCCTCTTCAGTTAGCTATGCAGTGCTGCTTTGACCTGGTCCGGGTCGTCGACGATGGAGATGAAGTCGCCCGCGACCCGCCGGAACACGGCGCCCGTGGAGAGGCCGCGCAGCAGGGTGTAGAAGCGGCGGCGGCCTAGGTGCGCGATGTCTTGCGGGCCGTAGCCGTACTCGCGCTGGAAGTCCGCTTCGATCGCCCACCACCAGCGGCGGACTGCGATCTCCGTGCGGCTCGGTTCGGCCCCGTCGGGGCGAGCTGTTTTCCCGCGCCCGCACCCTGCTGCACGAGGTCGTAAGCCTCCTGGTGGGTCAGCGGGTTGCCGGAGGCGTGGGCGAGGCCCCAGGTCATGACGACCTGGAACTCCTTCAGGCCCATGTGGGCCTCGATCCACCGGTCGAGGACATCGGCGCCGAACAGCAGGCCGATCAGCTCCTGCACGTCCTCCAGCGCGGAGGAGTTCTGCAGTTCCTCGATGCGTCGGGTGACGATCATCGGCATGTCGGTGGGCACCGACACCTCGACGCCGCGGATCGTCTCCGTGCGGCCGCGCGAGACCTCGGCCCAGAACTCGTCCCACGACTCCTCGCCCTTCGCGGGCGCCTTGCGGGCGGTCACGAGATGGCCGCCGTGGTCTCCGCGCCGGAGCGGGTGATCGTGCAGGCCCAGGTGACCTTGTCGTTGTTGCCGCCGCCCTCCTCGCCGAGCTGGAACGTGGACTTCGTCCACACCGTCCAGGTCGAGTCCCCGGGGGCGGCGAAGCGGAAGCCGACGAGGCTGTCGACGCCGAGCCGCCCGGCCTGGGCCTCGGCGAGCAGCATGGCCGGGTCGAGGGCGCCGGTGACCGGGTCCTTCAGGCGGAAGCCCTGGAGGCCCATGGTCTTGCCTTCCTGCATGTTCTGGGTCTCCGCGCGCCCGTTGCTGCCGAACACCGTGGTGTCGGCGGCCTCGTACGCGTGGCCCTTCGTGAACGTGTTGATGCCGCCCTCACCGGAGCCACCTGCGGCGGTGCGGAACTCCACCCAGGTCCCCGGGTTGTTGAAGTCCTCGATCTGGAATCGGACGTCTCGGGCGTTGTACTTGATCGCGGGCATAGCTCCTCCGGGCATGACGAAAGCCCGCAGCGAGGAGCAGCGGGCCGGAAGGTGGGGTGGGTCAGCCGCGGTGGGCTGTGGTGGTCCGGTGCTCAGCCCGGAAGTTGACGACGTACTCCATGCGGCCGTTCTGGTCCTTGCCGATCGCCGTCGGGCCGCCCTGGAGCGCCACGCACAGGATCAGCAGCGTCCCGTCCGGCAGCGTGAGCGGGCCGAGGCCGTGCAGCTCGCCGTAGAGCGCCGCGCACCGCGTGCGGGCGGCCGTGGGGTCGAGGTCGCGGGTGCGGACCTGGAAGCGGGGCTCGTCGTACGGCAGCAGCGAGTCCGGCTCCACACCGGCCTGGTAGCTGGTGATGGCGACGGCCCTGTCGGGGCTGGAGGGCATGTCGTCGAGGAAGGTGTCCCCGGTGGGGCCCGCAGGGTCGTAGGTGACGAGGCTGAGGGCGTCGAGGTGGCGCGCGATGCCGTCGAGGAGATCAGCCACGGAACCACCGCCGAAGGTCCACCTGGATCATCCGCAGGACGACGTCCCGCTCCCGGTTGAACGGGATCTCCAGGTACTTCGCGGACCGGCCGGGCAGGTGGCGCCAGGTCAGCTCCTCGTGCTGGCGTTTCGCGTACACGGTGTCGTACGAGACGGCGCCTTCCATGCCGTTGACGATCACCTTGCCGGACCGGCGTAGCGTGCCCTCCTCCAGCGGCACGAGCTTCTGCGACTCCCCAAGGACATGCTCCAGGCCCCGGCGCAGGCCCTCCTCGGCGAGCCTGCGCCCGCGCGTGGTCCACAGCCGCTGCGCGTTGCCGGGGGTGAAGCGGGTGTACATCACTGGAGACTCACCTCCAGATGGTCCGGGAGCGGGAGCTTCCCGCCCTCGTGGCGGGCCTGCACGAGCACGGTGGTGACCCGGCCGTCCGGCAGCGTCACCCTCGACTCCGGGACGGCGTCGACCGCGTCCATGCGGCAGTAGAACGTGGCCGAGGAGACCACCTCGTTGCCGTCCTTGGCACGGACCATGCGGTTCTTCTCCTCCAGGAAGCACCGCACCGCCACCGCAGGACCGAACTGCGGGCCTCGGGATCCCGACGGCCCGCCGTACGGCTCGACGGTCACCTCGTGCTGGAGCCACAGCTTCGGCAGCTTCACGAGACCACCGCCCCGAGGCGGAAGATGTCCGGCGTGAGGTCCATGCCCTGGAGCGCGTCCAGCGCCTTCGGAGCGATCTCCCGAGCCGGTGAGGAAGCCCCCGACGTGGTGGTGACCGACCGGGACATCTGCGCCGAGCCCAGCCGCACAGTGCCCCAGCCGACCCCGGACGCCCCCGTCGAGTCGCCGACCTCGTCCCACCACTGCGCCTGAGCACAGACGGCGTCCGAGAACGCTGCGAGCACCGTGGCGTTGGACGGGTAGCCGGTCCCATCGACCACCTCGTACCAGCACAACCGGAAGACCTCCGCCTCCAGGAACCGCGAGGCGTCCGCCAGCAGCTGGCCGATGTCCGAGGGCGGGGTCTGCCCGGTGTACGCCGTGTACTCCGCCGACGTCGCGTAGATCCTGGCCACCGGGCACCCCCCTACGCGCTCGCGCCGATGATGATGACGTCGTACGTCACCGACGTGCTGCCGGCCGAGTTGGTGAGCGTCAGCAGGTCGCCCGTGCCCGCGGTCACCGCGACACCGGTCGCGTCCGGCGCCACCCACAGGAACAGGCCGCCCGGCCGGACCGAGAGGCCGTCCCCGGCCGCAAGGAACAGCGGGACACCGTTCGACGCGGGCCGGGTAACCTGCACGCTGTTCGTGTTCCCAGCAGCCGCCTTCACCAGCACGGCCTTGATCCGAGCGAACGTCAGCGCCGCCCCAAGCGGGTCGGACAGGACGCCGGCCAGGTCGAGATCCTCCGTCGCGGACGCGGCGAGCGTCCGAGTGTCGGCGAAGATCTTGTCGGCCTGGTTCGCGCCCACGCCCGACGCCAGGTCGGTGATCGACTCGTAGGTGAGCGGCGCGCGCGAGGTGACGAGGTCCAGCGCCGACGAGAGCGTGCTCGTCAGGCTGAGCCGCATATTCGTGCTCAGTGCCATCGTTCAGTCACCCTCTCCGCCGTACAGCTCGATGAGCTGCTCCTTGGTGAGTTCGTCGAGCCCACCGGTTTCCGGGTCGACGGCCTGGGCGTAGGCCACCCAGTCCGCCTTGACCGCCGACTTGGCCGGCCGCTCCGGCGGAGGAGGTTTCTGCCCGCCCTCCTCCGGCACCGGGTCGGGGTCGACGCACCGCCAGCCCGACCCCGGCGCGGCGGCCAGCTCCGCGTACCGCTCCGCCTCGTCGCTGCCCGGCTCCGGCCGCACCCGCTCGGCTACATGGCCGCCGGAGCCCCTCTCGTACACCGCCACGTCAGATCACCAGCCCGGTCTGCACCGCGTGGGCGCGCTCGTTGCCGTACTTCAGGCCGATCTCGCCGTACAGCTGCACCTCGTCCGAGGCGCCGGTCTTGGCCAGCGGCTCCTCGAAGAGCACACCCTTGCCGGGGATGTTGAGCATGACCGGCATCAGCTGCTCCAGCGAGGCCACCAGGAGCGAGTCCTGCGGCATGTGCCGGTCGAGCATGATGTTGAGCCGCCCGAAGTCGGTCTCGATCGTCTGGACGCTGACGCCGCCGACGGTGCGGTTGGACTCGGTGATGAGGACCGCCTTGCCGTACGCGTCCGCGTACGCCTTCGTGATGGCTCGCTTCTGGATCGAATTCGTCACGAGAGTGGCGGTCTCCTGCTCGCTGATCCCGCCGTTGTCGTAGGCGAGCTGGAGCATGTCGTCGACGTGGACGGTGGTCAGGGCCGTCGACCAGGGCACCGTGTAGGAGATCCCGGACGACGTGCCCAGGGTGATGGCCGCGCCGCCGCTGGACGCGGAGACCTTGAAGGTGTTCGCGTCGATCGCGTCGACGTAGTACACCCGCCCGGCGATGATGCCGGTGGCGTCGCCGGTGTCCCGGAACGTGATCTTGTTGCCGTCCGACAGGCCGTGGCCCGTCGAGGTGATCGTGTCCGTGGCGGAGGTCGCGCCGGTCACCGTGGTGCCCCGCGAGATGCGGTTCGTGGTGATGGCCTCCAGGATGCCCCGGGTCTTGCGGGCGGTGGCGTTCGTCGTCGGGTTCGCGAACTCGCCGTTGAGGAACGAGTAGTTCACGTCCAGAGCGACCGACTTCAGCGCCTGAGCGATCTGCCAGTCCATCTCGTTGGTGACCGGGTTCTCCCCGTTCACCCCCCGGAACGGCGCGGCGCCGGGCGTCGCCAGGGCGCCCACGGCCGCCTGCTTGGTGTAGGAGACGGAGACCTTCTCCTGGTGGATCTGCACGACGTTGCGGACGTTCGCCCGCACCCGCTCCTCGGCGGTCGGCGCGGTCGCGCCCTCCACCTTCGTGCGCTGCGCCGGGTCCCGCAGGTCAGAGGTCTGCCACTCGAAGTCCTGCGACGTCGTCATACCGCCGCCAGTGAGGCCGCCGATGGCCGACAGGAACGGGGTCTCATCCGGCGTGATCGCGAAGAGTTCCCCGGCGTAGTTGGGGAGGTTGAAGGTGGTGCCCATTCCGGTGATGCCGGCCATGGCCTACTCCTTACGTGGTCTGTGCGGCCTTGAGCCGCTTGAGTCGTACGACCTCGGCGAAGTTGCGCGCCTTGGCCGCGGCCTCGATCTGCTTGTCGAGGGAGGCGCCCTGGTCGCCGGATCCGCCACCGCCGCCCATGTCGCCGCCGGACCGGCCGGCGCCCTTGGGGGCGAGCTTGGCGAGCTTCTTCACGGCGGCCGTGATGGCGTCGCTGTCGACCTTGCCGTCCTTGTCAACGAACCGTGCGGTGTCGATCAGGTCGGCGGCATCTCCGAGGTTCACGCCTGCCTTGGCGGCGGCGGCTTCGAAGCGCGACGCGGCCAGTTCCTTGCCGTGTTCGAGGGCGGCGGCCGTGCGGCCCCGCGTCTCGGCCTCAGCGACCGCCTTCTCCTGGTCGCTCATCTGGGATGCCTTGAGCGTCGCCAGTTCGCCGGCGGCGTCCTTGTTCTCCTTGGCGCGCTTCTCCCACTGGCGGGCGAGTGCCTTCCAGTCGGTGGTGTCGCCGCTGTCTCCGGAGCCTGATCCGGACTGTCCGGATCCCTGTCCGGACTGCTGTCCTTCCTGGCCGGAGCCTTGACCGGCTGTGCCGTCTCCGCCCTGTCCGGACTGGCCTTGCCCCTCCGATCCGCCGGATCCGGAGGCGCCTTCGCCCTCGCCGCTGCCACCCGCGATGGGATAGATCGGTCGGCCGTCCTTGCGGTAGCCGAGGATCGTTCCCGCCGGGTGAGTGGCGAGAGGGTGTGTGAAAGGGACCTGCATGGTGTTCTCCCGTGCGGGATGTCCGGCGGTCGCCGTGCGGCGGGTGCCGGGAAACTCGTGGGTCAGCGCGCGGCACCGATCTGCTCGCGCTGAGGCTTGCGGCGGAGGTCCGGATGCGCGGCGACGTGCTCGCGCTGGGCGGCCTGCCACTTGCGTACGTACGCGCCTGCGCGGCGGCGGGCGGCCTCGTCCATGGCGGCGGCCTGGCGGCGCTTCCACGCCCGGATGTGCCGCTCGATCTCCCGCTGCCGCTGCGTGTCCTCGTACGTCGTCCCCGGCGTCGCGTGGTGCGGCGGCCGGGTGGTCACGCCCGGCAGGTACGCGGCCAGGGAGTGACGGCAGTTCGGGTGGAACAGCCCAGCGGCCCGGGCCTCCGTGAGCGACCCGGCCACGTGGACCGCCACCGTGCGGGTCGGGGCGAACAGGCCGCTGGGCTGAATTGTGTGCTCTGCGCGGATCGTGTGCGGTCCGGACTGCCCGGACAGCGTGAGAATCTCGCCCTCCCATGCCGCGCACAGCGGGCACTCCAGCGGGGCGTCGGAGACGATGACGAGGCCGACGTCGATCTCTGCGAGGGCGTCGATGTGGCCCTCGATCGCGGCGCGGGCGGTGACGGAGCGGACGGCCATCTCGGCGTAGGCGGCCAGCTCCCAGTTCCGGCCGGACCCGTCCGTGAAGCCCGTGACGCCACGCTGGGCGAACTGGTCCAGCGCCCGTTGCGATGCCTGTCGTCGGGTCACCGTGCCCAGCAGCGGGCCGGAGGCGACCCGGGTGACGATCCGCCGGTAGGTGTCCGTCACCGCGCGGGTGATCCGTGCGTACAGCGGGCGGGTGTCCCGCGCGTACGAGGCGGCGAGCCGGTCCACGGCGGGGGCGTTCGGCAGTACGCGCTGCGCGTGCAGCTCCCGGCCGATGTCGAGCGCCCCCAGCTCGGCAACGGCGGCCTGCCTGCCCCGCCCGTACGCCGTGGCCAGAGCAGCGGCCACCGCGCCGTTCGCGTCCTGCTGAAGAGCCTGGGTGACCTCCTCTACGGCCTCCCGTAGATCACCGATCGAGCGCGCCTTGATCTCCGCCCACAGCGGCGAGTCGATGCCCTGCTCCAGCGCTGTGCGGAGCCGCGCGATGATGGACCGTTCGGCGTCCTCGTACAGCACGGTGATCGCGGCGGCCAGATCCTCCGCCATCGCTGGGGACACCGGCATCGGCTACTCCTCCCCGGCTGCGCCCTCGTCCTCGGCGTCGCCGGCCGGGAAGCCGCCGCCGGGGCCCTCGGCGCCGGTGAGGACCGGGTCGGCGAGCGTCTGCTCGTCCTTGAGGCGGGCGACCTCGGCCGCAACCTGGGTGTCGTCCCAGTCGGGGTGGACCATCTGCACGAGGGTCTCCCGTGAGGCGGCCATCGCCCGCGACAGCAGCTCGGCGGTCTCCGCCAGCTCCTTCGGGCCCTCCATGATGGAGTCCTGGAACTCCACTTTCGGAGGCTCCGGGACCAGCCCCGCCACCCGGAACCGGGGCCCAGACAGCACCGCCAGGTAGGCCGAGCAGATGCCAGCGATCCCCGGGTCCCAGTACATCCCCTTGCGGCCCTTGGTCGTCATGGACCGCCGATTGCGGGCCCGAATCTCCGTCGCCGTGACGGCCTGCCCGTCCCCCTCGCCGAACGTCGAAGCGGAGTAGCCCGCCTGCCGTACGCCCTGCTCAAGCAGCGCCTGGCAGGTGTCGCGGTGCTCAGCAACGCGGATCTCGAACTGCACGTCGGTGATCGGGTTGGGGTCGCCCGGGCGCGGCAGCATGCTCAGGCCGGTGTAGATCCGCCGCTCCTCCGACCATGCCGCACCCTGGCCGGGGCCGAGGGAGTCGAGCATGGACTGGGCGACGATGATGCGGCCCTTGCCGTTCTGCACGTCCCGCATCCACGAGCTGTACGTCTCGTCGAGGGCGTCCATCAGGCCTTCGATGCCCTGGAAGTCGCTCTGCCCCCAGTAGGCGGCGGTGGGGATGTGCCTCCAGGCGCGGGCGGGGCGGACGTTGGGGACGTACGCGGCCGTGAGGTGGTCGGGTGCCCCGGTGTCGAGGCCGCCCTCGGCGTCGACACCGGCGGCGAGCGGCGCAGTGACGGGGTGGTCGGCGAGCGGCCGGGCGGCGCCGAGGCTCGTTGTCGAGCCCTCGTACAGGCCGTGGTAGATCCGGCCCTTCTCGTGGCGCTCCAAATGCCTGAACACCCGATTGTCGTTGTGGCCCTCGGTCTCCAGGACGGTCCAGAAGGTGACCGCGGCGAGCCGCCCGTACCGGAACTCGGGTGCGGCTCGGTCGGCGGCCACGGTGTCGATCCACGGCCGGTCGGACACCTCGTCGTCCCAGACCACGCGCAGGTACGCGCCGCCGAGCGCTGCGCAGATCTCTCCGGCTTCGAGGAGGGTGGGCTGGAGGCCGTCCTCCATGAGCGCGTCGAGGGCCTGCTGCGTGGCCTCACCGGAGCCCTCGGGGGCGAGGAGCTTCGGGGGCTCGGAGAACAGCAGCTCCGACGACGTTCGGGCGATGTCCCCGGCGAGGGGGACGTGGAGCTTGTCGCGCTTCTCGCCCTCCGGGGTGGGGTTGCCCCAGAACCAGCGGGCGAGGCGGCCGACGACGCCGCCGCGGCTCTGCGCGGGCCGGTTGACGACGTCGCGGTAGCCGCGGCCGGTGTAGCGGGCCTCCAGCCGGTCGGGGTCGGAGGCGTACCAGGCGTCCCAGTCGGCGAGGGCGTGCTGGACGCGGTCGTCGACGGGGGGCCACGTCATGTCGCCAGTGGGCAGAGGCATTACGCGGCCACCTCCAGGAGCATCGGGATGTGCGGCCGCCACAGGGCCTCGGTCGTACGGACGCCGTACCGCAGCGCGTCACAGGAGTGGTCGTCCAGTTTGATGGGGACGTCTTCCCCCTTCTCCGCCTGCTCGTCGTCCCAGCTGTAGCCGGGGATCTCCTCGATCAGCCCGCGCGCGGACTCGTGGATGAGGAGGCGGCCGGCGGCGATGAGCGAGCCGACGGTCCGGATCCCGTCCAGCACGCTGTTGTCGGCAGGTGTGACGCCGTGGACGCCGTCGCGGTGCAACTGCTCAACGTACGAGGCGGCGGACGGGTCGACGACGGTCCACTCCGGCTGGACGCCGAGAACGTTGGTCTGCGGGTGCGGAACCGCGGCGAGCCACCGCCTCCGGGCCTGGCTGTACTCGGCGTCCGTCTTCTTCCGCCGCTCCGCGCGCGAGTCCCACCGGTACTCGGAGACGACGTACAGCCGCTGGTCGGCGCCGAGGCCGATGAGCAGGTCGGCGTACGGGTTCGTGGTGCCGTAGTCGATCGCGTCGCACAGCCAGCGCGTGATGTGCGGGACGTCGCGGACGACGTGCCGTTCCTCGTCGAAGCTGTCGTAGATCGCGCCCTCGGCCTGGACCCAGTGCCCGAGGATGTTCCGCCGGTAGAACAGCCCGGTGTACGTCGACTTGAGGAACGCGACGTACTGCGGGTCGAGGTACGGGTTGTCGTCGAGGGTGAAATGCCACGAACGGAGCCCGGTCTCGGCCGGCCTCTTCAGGTACTCCCGGCGGAACCAGTGCGCTGGGTTGTCCGGGTTGGTCGTGGTGAAGAGCCGGGCGCCCTTCACGGAGCAGCGGGCGAGCAGCTGATCGAAGAACAGCTTGGGCAGCGTCGTCGCCTCGTCGACGTAGGCGCCGGCGCAGGTCATGCCTCGGACCTTCGGCTCGGCTTTCGCGTCGTTGGCGCCGATGACGTGCACGACCCGGCCCATGATGATCGCGATGGGGGCGCCCGGGTTGTACTGGATCTGCTTTGCCAGCTTCCCGAAGATCTCCGGATTCGTGAGCGGCTGGATGACGTTCCGGTACAGCGAGTCCCGGGTGCGCCCGACCATGACCAGTTCGCCGCCGCGCGGCGCGTTCCTGACGAAGGCCAGCCAGCAGATCAGCGAGGCGATCGTCTTGCCCGACCGGACCGAGCCTTCCCACGCGTTGACGCGCGCCTCGGCCTCGACGATGGAGATGATCTGTTTACGGGACAGGGGCAGCGCATCAAGGAGACTCACCCTCCGCCTCCTCGCTGCCCGCCTCCTCGCTCTTGGCCTGGTCGTACGCCGCCTTCAGGCCGACCATGAGCGCGCCGAGGACCGACTGAGCGTCCTCGATCCCGGCGTCGTCGGCCGGCGGGACGAGCTTCAGTGACTTCTCCAGGGCGATGCCGGCCGCGGTCATCAGCGCCTTCTTGTCGGCGGCTGGCGGCTCGTTCACGTCGCGCTCGGCGTACGTGTTGTCGCGCCCGCCGAAGCTGAAGACCTTCGCGGGCTCCCACATCTGCTGGGTGAGCCGGAGCGCGTCGAGGTGGAGGTCCATGGCCGTCTCGGCGCGGAGCGCGGCGAGCTGGGCTGTGCGGTGACGGGTGGCTTCCTCGGTCACGGTGATGTCGAAGACGAGGCCGGCTTCGGCGCAGATGACGGAGACGGTGCGTTGGCCGCGGCCGGTGCGGCGGGCGATCTCGTTGCGGCCGAGTCCTTGGCCGTGGAGGCGGATGATCTCGGCGCGGTCGTCGTCGGTGACGAGGCGCATGTCGCGGCGTACGGCCATGGTCACCTCCGGGCATGCAGAAGGCCCGACCGCACGGGGGTGACGGTCGGGCCCGGTCTGGGGTGTTACTGCGGGGGTGGCCCTGGGGGCTGCTGGGGGTAGCCGTAGGGCGGTGTCGCGCCGGGCGGGGGCCCGTACTGCTGCGGCGGGGGCTGCTGCCCGTACACCTGCGGCGGGTAGCCCTGCTGCGGCGGGTATCCGTACGGCTGCTGCATGGGCGGGCCGCCGTAGGTCGTGGTGACGTGCTTGCGGCCCATGATGGCCGCGATCGGCCATCCGGTGATCGCCCAGAGTCCGCACGTGAGGATCGTCAGGACGATGTGGAGGCCGTGGTTCGCCCCGCGCTTGTGGACGATGCGTTGTGGCTGTGGATGCATGCTCTCCCCCAGGGTGCTGTGGAGGAGATCGTGGCATGCGGTGGGCTGGTTGGGGAGGGAAAGCACAGAGTCCCCGGGACCCTGGGGGGTTCGTTGGGGACTCTGCGGCTGTTGGGTCCGGGCACGCCGGACGTGAGGCCAGGATGACGCGTGATCGTCCGGAACGCAACTAGCTGCGGTCGCGGCCGGTAGCCCGGGGTCGCGCAGCGCACGGCGCCTGGGGTACGCCGCCGAGCCGCTCAACCTCCTCCACGATCCGCTGCTCGGTGCGCTGCTGCTGCCGTGCGACCCGGTCGAGGAGCCGTTCGCGGACGCGGTCACGAAGTCTCATGGGACCCATCCTCTCGCGCGTGGACGATGCACATGACCCCGTTCGGGTCGTACGCCGCTCTCGCCGCCTTACGCAGCTCATCTGCGGAAACGTCGTTTCGAGGGGGCCTCTCGGTGGGGGAGGGGAGGGCTAGGTCTGTACCTTTGCGGCGCGCCGACCGCCACAGCGCGACCACGCCCACGACGACGACCAGGAGCACCCCGGCGGCCTCGTCCACGGCGAACGCGACGGCCACGAGCCCGCCCGCGAGGACCACGAGCACGCATCCGCCGGCCGCCCGGGACGGCCGCTCCTCCGGCTCCTCGGCGCGCTTCTTCTCGGCCATCACAGGGCCCCGTACACGCCGTCGCCGAGCCAGTTCACGGCCTGCGCGAGCGGCACTGCGGCGAACCCGGCCACCCCGGCCGAGGTGCCGAGGCAGATCCCGCACCAGGCGCCGCGCGCGATGTCGCTGCCGTGCCTGCTCTTCTTCGCAGCGGCCACCATGCACGCGGTCATGATGAGCACGAGCCCGCCCCCGGCCTGGGTGAGCGGCAGGTAGGGGGCGTTCCCGGCGGTCTGGCCGGCCTGGCCGCCGACGCCCCAGACGAGGGCGGCGTCACCGAGCCAGTTGGAGATCCACAGGGCCGTATCAGCGGCCCAGCCGATGAGTCCGCCGACGCCGAGGACGGCGAGGCAGCCGTACGCCCAGGACAGCAGGAACGGGGCGAGCGCCGAAGCGTGGCGCACCGGGTCCTTGGTGAGGGCCTTGCGGCCAGGGAACCAGGTGGTGAGGTACCAGCCGAGAATGATCAGTCCGACGGTGACACCGCCGAAGGTCACGAACTGCACGGTGAGTCCTATCGGATGAGGGCCGCGGCGAGTGCGGCAAGTGTGATCACGAATGCGGCGGTGCAGCCGACGGGTGCGACGTACAGGGAGCGGCTGCGCGGGGGTGCGATCGCGCAGAGGCCGAATGCAGCCGCGAGTGCGAGGGCGGGAAAGGCGATGCGGACGACGGCCATCACGCACTCCTCGGCAGCAGGGCTTGGATGCGCTGCGCGCGCTTCTGGCCGATGCGCAGCTCCTCTTGCAGTCGGCGCAGGGATGCGGGCCGGTTGGTCTCGGCGAGTGCGGCTGCATTCACCGCCTGGGCGGCTGCGAGGAGGGCTGCATCCGCATCCGGGGTGGGGAGTTCGGCGACTGCACTCGGGGCCTGAGCTGGGCGGGATGCGGGTGCGCAGAGTTCGGGGTGCGGCGGCTGCATGGGTGCGAGGTCGAGTACGAGGGTGCGCGGTGCAGTCGGCTCGGCGACCTCGACGGCTTGCTCGGCTGCACGCTCGAAGTCGTCGGATGCGGTCGGCAGCTGGGGTTCGGTTGCGGCCTGGATGCGGTGGAGTGCGTCGTGGACCTGCCGCATGAGTGCACCGAATGCGACGAGTGCGGCCGACGGCGGGACGGCTGCGACGACGTACTCCATGGGCTGCGCGCCGTGGCCGACGCCGAAGACGTTGAGTGCGATGGATCCGAGGGAGCCGACTGCGGCGAGTGCGTAGGCCCACCAGTCGACTGCGGCGCGGAGGCTGGCGCGGAGGACGAGGAGTTCGCCGGCGACGATGAAGAGGTCGACGGTTGCGGGCCAGGCCCAGGCGCGGGCGCCGTCGAGGCCGTTGGTGCTGGCGATGTCGTGGAGGTGTTCGTACGACAGCCAGAAGGCGGCGGCGGTGAGGGCGATGGTGACGGCGGCGGCCCCGGCGGCGAGTGCGGCGGTGGGGTTCTTCACGGTGTGTCTCCGGGACGTGGAGCCGCCCCCGCGGGGGGAATGTCGCGGGGGCGGCGGTCGGCGGGGGTTC